TTTAGAAAAACAAGCTAGAATATTAAAAGCTTTTCTTCCTAAAGATATTCCATTAGCTGGTGGAGCAGTAGATCCACAAAGAAAAGAGCTAAGCAAAGAAAAACTATTAATGTTTTCTAGAAGTCTAGCGGCACAAAGATATGGATTAGATTCTTTAGATGTAATGGAGAAAGTGCTATTTTATCCGGATCTTAAACAAAAAATAACTACTCTTGTCAATGCTATTGATAGAGGGCACTTACCCGTAGACGGCCCAGAGGTAATGAGTGCCACCAAAGAGATTATGGACTTTTTTAAACAAAAAGAAACTAACTCAGAGCAATTTGATGAGGAAAAGGAATAAGTTATGAGAATAGCAGATATGTTACAAGCCATTGCTTCCTGGTTAGAGAGCCCAAATAATGAGGCTTTATTGCTTGCTGAATATCATGAAGATAGCATGAAGATAGTTGCAGAGAATTGCATTTTAGCTGCTGCACTTTTGAAAAATGCTGCCAGCCAAGTTAGTGAGATGGAGCCACCTGAAGAATCTAAAATAACATCAGAATCTTTAGAAGAAATTGCTAATTTAGCAACAGCTCTTGATTCTTCAGGAGACTCTCAACTCAAGAAACAAGCTTCAGTTCTTGATGAACTTCTTTTATCAATTGCAGCTCCCCCTAATGCATATGCTGAAAGAAAAGATTTACAAGATCAAAGACTAGTAGAACTAAAGAAAAAATATGAAGATCCTCGTAAAGAACTTTATGAAACCAATAAGATTGCAGATTCTGAAAAAGCAATTGATAAAAGTAATATGACTAAAACTTATAAAATTTTAGAAGCTCCTTTAAGTTCTAGATATTGTCCCGATCATCCTGGTGTACAAATTGCTCGTATTGGTGAGCACATGTGGCAATGCGAATTAGATAAAAAAGCTTATAATTTTGAAACTGGTTTTGAACTTAATAATGGTGCAAAAGTTCCTGGTGGAGATGTTGCTCAACAAACACAAGGTTTAAATACTCCTTTTCACACTATTTTCGACACTCGTGAGGGCAGACTAGGTAATAATAAATGAGCGAAGTCATTACGAAAATTGAAGATGCAGTCGAAGATTGTAGAAAAAAGATTAATGAAATTGTATCTAAAATGGATCCAAATTCTGCCGCATATTTTCTTAAGTTATTCGAAGAGAAAATGAAGGAAATAAATGAGCAAACAACCAACTTACAAAAAGATTCTGGATCATCCAGATAAAGATGAGATAATTTCTAAATTAGTTATAGGAATACCTGCATCAGATATAAATGATTGGTTAAAAAACAAATATAAAAATGTAAGTGAAGCAAAGTTTGTTTTATCCGAAAAGAATATTAAATCATTTCAAAATACTTATTTAGATTTTTACAATGATATGCTGCAAGATTTATCTAAAGTAAAAGGTGCATTAGCAACTAATACTCAAGATCAATTACAATTAGCCGTCAAAGGCAATGCATATTATAAAGATGCATTATTAAAAGTTGCTAATAATGAATTAGACATAGATACTATTATGGCACGTTTGGCCATCAATATTGAATCTCGTGTGTCCCAAATTTATGATATTGTACAAGATAATCCGCTTGATATAAATACTAAAATAGAGCGTGTTTTAATTGAATATGTTGATGCTTTAGGTGGTTTATTAGATAAATATCATAAATGGAAAGAAAGTAGAATGCCTGATCAAATTGTGCAACATAACGTGACTTTACAAGTAGTAGATCAGCATATTTCGGTATTTCATGATGTAATTAAGGAAGTTTTATCTAAAATGGATTTAGAGACATCTATGTACTTTTTAGAAGTGTTTAATGAAAAAATGTCTAAACTCAAGGCACCAACAGCAGACGCTGGTCCATCCCAAGAAATGAAACTTGCTGAAGCAAAATTACTTAATGAAACCATAAACCAAAAAATAAATCAAACATGAGTCGTCACCCTTCACATTCACTACATACTGTTTCAAGCCAATCTGAAAAGAAGGAGCCATTGGCACCTTATTCTGATGAAGAATTAGAAATACCAGATGATATGAAAGAAAAAGTAGAAAGAATGATGAAGATTTTGGATGAGTACGGAATTGATTATGATAAATTCGATTCATCTAAAATTCCTCGTTTAGATTTTAGTAAACGACAAGCATATCCTAATAATGATTCGTATATGCACATTCCAGGACAACATAACACTCAAAAATGGTTACAAGCTATTGCAGATATTTATCGCAAGGAAAAATCTGGAGAAAATAGAGTTTCTGCCATTCGTCACATTACTTCTGGTTGGAATATTATGGAGACTTTTGATTTTTTAAATTGGATAAAGTTTCATGAGGCAGGAGATCATATGAAGTATAAGTTTGCACAACTATGGTATGAAAATGACGCTTTAGGTCCTGGTTATTTTCTTCAAGTAAAAAAAGATCCAACACCAACTCAGGAACCGAATGTTTCTGGTAAAGATATTGATTTTGCAAAACAAGATGCAAATGATAATGCTGAAAAGCGCGAAAGAATTGAAAAGCAAAGAAATAAAATTATTGGAAGACTAGATTCCGCAGAAAAATTACTTCGTTCCACCGATGGTCATTTATTTGCTGGAAAAGAATTTGAAGCTCTATTAGAGTCTATTTATCAACTTAAAAAGAAAATTCAAATGATAAATAAGATTAGCTCATCAACTAGATTATATGAAGATATGATTATTCGTGAAGCTAATGTATTAACCAAACAAGGTTTTACTAAAGCTGCTAGTGTATTACATTCAGTTGCTCAAACTCCAGCAGCAAGTGGAGAACAAGCTCAAGGTAAAGAAGGTGGAAAAGATGCTTTAGAATCATCTCCACCAGCAGATCCAAGTGGTGCAGGTAATCCTGGCGCCCCCGGAGGTTTGCCTTCTGTTGGCCCTGGCATGCCTCAAGGCGCCCCATCATCAGCAGCTCCATCTGGCGTGGCTAACGAAATGTCTCCGGCTCCAAAAGGAATAAGTGATTTTATTTCAGGTTTAGAAAAAGCTAATTTTTCACCCACTGATAAACAAGCAGTTCATGATGGATTAGAAGTAGAAGACGATTCTTTTGAAGTGAATGATGTAGAAGATGAATTATTGGTAACTGAAGCTCAAGTAGTATCACCAGCCCCATCCCCACCACAAGAGTCAATTACTACGACACCCGCTCCAGCCAAATTAGATCCATCTCCTGTTGCTGCTCCAACACCAAAAACAAATAAGCCATTAAACGAAAGATCTACAAAAAATCCAGTTGATGGAGACCCATTAGAAGTTACTGAAGATGATATCAAATCTAATGAAAAGCCAATAAGTGCAGATACTGCGGGATTTGACAGCCAAATAGATAATGCATTTAAAAATGTAACCATCAGTGATGTTGTTGCTAAATTAGAAAAAATTTCAAAATACTATAAAACTAGAGAGCATCCAAGAGAACTAAGTATCGTAGATATGATGTTAGATAGTTTAGGGCTAGCCTCTTTATTCCCATCCTTATCAGAAGCTTTAAATAAATCTTTGGAAGCAAATAACTATATTTCTACTCGTGTAGATGATATTTTATCTAAACTACGTGGAGCTGTAGCTACTCAAGAAAAGAATCCAAAACCTGAAAATGATAAACCAGAAGTTGCAGGAATAAAAAATAAACTTCAAGAAGACCAAGATAAAGAAATTAAACGTAAGCAAATGAGAAAAGAACAAGAGGCTTCCGAGTTAGATAACAAAGAAAAAGAAACTCCAGAAGTAGAGATTGAAGAAGACTTAGCTCCACCTCCAGCAACTCCCGCTACTAAAGCTCAACCACAACGCCCACCAGCATAAGCGAATGAATGAAATTACGAGAACTACTTCAACAAATGGCGGAAATTCAAAAAAAGATAGGCTCATCTGAAGCCTATATTTGTGGTGGCACGCCCAGAGATCGATATTTAAAACATCTAGAAAATATTTCAGATCTCGATATTACAACTGGTGATAAAACAGTTGGATTTTTATCTCAAGAATTGGGATCAGAATTATCTAAAAAATATAATGTAACTCGTCGTTCTCACGATGATGGACATAGTTCTATTTATATTGGAAGTTTTAAAATGGATTTTTCTTCGAATTATAATGTTCCAAATATTATCAATATTCTTAAAACTAAAGCAATCACAAACCCTACTGAAATGCAAAAAGAAATGTTTAGTAGAGATTTTACATGCAATGCATTATTGTTATCTTTAGATCTTAAAAACTTAATTGATCCAACTCATTATGGTTTCAATGATATTAAAGATAAAATGATTAGAACTTGTTTAGATCCACAAATTACTTTGACTTCTAATAAGAATAGAGTTATTAGAGCAATATATTTGGCATCTAAATTAGATTTTAATATTGACCCATCTATTATTGAGTTCGTTGGCAAAAACCCTCAAACGGTTAAGATTGCTAGTGATAAAGTATTATCAGAAAAATTAAATGAAGCTTTTAATAGAGATGCTGATAAAGCTTCTTATTATATATCTAAAATGAATTTATGGAATCAAATTCCAATTACAGAAGTTGTTCAACCTTATTATATGAAAGCGCAAAATGGTATGGTAAATAAAAAGGCTTATTTCCAGGGAGGAGGCGGGGTAAACGAACCAACTCCAAAAGAAAAAAAGTATAAATCGGATCCAGCTATCGTTAATCAAGTCCGCTTTAAAGAGCCATTTTATCACAACTACGATATTTATGAAATTCCAGGATTCGAACACATTGGTCCAGGTGCCGGATGGCACTCTCTACAAAATTATAAAAGCATTTCTGATTTTCTAGCCGCTCGCCGTGAACGTATGAAAAGTAAATATCGGGCCGATGACTCTTGGATTTTGGATAGCGGAAAAAAAACCAAAGAAAATCCTGGAATAAAAGCCAGAGCAAATTTATTGTCCCAAATAATAAAAACTGCTAGAATGCCTGGTGGTTTGTTTCACAAATTACATCAAAGATTTAAGGATCAAAACTGCGTTGACGAAAATGACGGACCAAATTTTGATTATGGTAAGGAATTTTATGCAAACATGGACAAATATAAAAGTGTAAAAGATTTTGAAGAGCACGCTGATAAAGGGCCGGTAGCTTTCTTTGCTGATGATAATGCTATAGATTTTCCAATAGATGAATATATTGATCCAGATATTTCTGCTACAGAACCAACTAATGTAGATGGTGGAAATCCAGCAGGAGAAGGTAATTTAATAGGAGGGTATTTAGATGAATATCTTCCAGAAAATGATTTTGAAGGCAAAATGCCTACTAGCCTAGATTTTGGTCGAGATTATATAGAGGGAAATAGTGATGAAAAATCATCTCCAGTAGACTTAAAATCCATTGAAAATCTATTAAATAAGTACTTGTCTCATGGTTTATATGGGTTACCTGATGGTGTAGATTTGCCAGATGAAGATTTAGAAGAATCCAAAGATTTAAACTCAGATTATGGAACTAGAGGTCCAGATAGTTTAATTTATGAAGACAAATGGAATATCTAAAACAGCGGATATTATTACATATATGCATACACACTCCAGAGGTACCTAAATGTCATTACAGTCAACAGCACAAGAATTAATAGTTGTCGATCCTGCTATGGGTCTTTCAATGGATGACCCTGGTATGTCATTAGTTCCACTTGAAGTAGAAGATGTGCATTCTGATCATCCTGCTGTTATGGAACCAATCGCACATAATCACGAAGAATCTCCGTTAATGGAAGTTCACGATCATCCTGAAGAATTAGAAATTCATATGGATCTTCCAGGAGCCCCACCAGGAACACAAGATCCAGAACCAGTTCTCGAAGTTTCAGAACCTGAAGAAGATAAATCAAAAGCTATGGATGAAGATCCTGCTAAAACCAAGTCTAATGAAAAATGGGATTGGTCTAAGCGTGGTCCAAAAGGATTTATCGCTTGGGTTAAAGAACGTTGTGATGATGTTCCAAAACATTCTGGTTATGATACTGCCGGTCTAGAAAGAGCCGTTGCTTATCTTGAAAGATTAGATAATGAAGTTTCCAAAGCAATGAGATTAGATTTAGATGGCGAATTAGATGCTAATCAAATTGAAAAAGTCAGAGCTATTATCGATAATGGTATTGAAAGATTAAATGATCGTTTAGATAAAGTAAAAACTAGTAAGAAAAAGACGCGTAAAAAGAAGTCAGAAGTTATTCACGAAGGTCTTGTGAAAGAGGCTCAAAAAATTACTGGAGTACAAGGTGTATTCGTAACTGTGCCATTATTGATTTCTAGAATTGCAAGAGTTTGTATTAATGGTATGGTGTCTGCTGGTCATGATATCGAAGATTTATATGCAAGACAAGTAAAATATTACAAACTTAGTACTCGTGAGCAAGCAGAAGTTCAACAACTTTTGTCCGATATGGGTTATGCTGTTCGTCAAGATAGAGGCTTTATGCCAGATGAAGATTTTGATGTTTCTAGCAGTGACAACATGGATTGGGCTGCAAACTACAAAGGATAATCATGTCTCGATACGTTAGACACTCAGCTATTATTTCTAGACAATCTGATGAATCAATTGGTGATGATCATTGGTTAAAACAATTCCAAAAAAGTTTGCAAAAGGGAGCTGTACAACCAAGACAGCAAGAATCTTTGTTCGACCAAATTAATTCTATCATGAACGGAAGTGCAACTTCTAAATATCCATCAGTTGAAGCTGCTGTTCAAGATATGAAGGAAAGAAGTGGCTTAACAGCTTATCTTAATAAGGTTAAAGTTTCTCAAGAAGAAGCCTCTACTACTAAGACAGCCAGTGATAATCAAGAAGCAATTGATAAAAAAGTTGATATGACACCAATTGTAGTTAAGAAACATCCACCAGTCTTAAAAACATTAGAGAGATATATTAAAGATACTAATGGTAACTTACCAATCTCTGCTATAGTAGATAAAATTCGTTCTATTCATCAAAATGATTGCTCTGATGCAAAAGATTGGGAAGATGATAAATTACTGATTATGATTAGTAAACTTAATCTAGTTGCTAAGAAAAATAATCCCGGTACATTTCAAGATTATAACAATTTAGGCGCCAGAGATAGTGAATCTAATTCAGAAGTAGATCCTTCTAATACTGATGCATTTTTTGCTTTAGCTCCAGCTAAAATTTGAGCTTCTGTTTCAGCAATAAGTTCTTTTTTACAAAAATTGCTGCAATTATAACACATGATTTTTAATCCTAAGTTGTCTGGAAAATCATTTTTAATAATCCAGCGATACAAGTGAATACCAGTATTTGATTTTTTATTTTCTATAGTTAATCTTTCAATCTTATCTTCACCGCACTCAACACATTGATTGCCATAGGCTTCTATCACTCTTTTTTTATCACGTAGAGCATATTTATCTTTATAAGTAATATTTTTGCTGCATTTACAATTGTAACATAATATTTGATAACCATCTTTTTGAATAGGATTGTTGTATAACCAATTATATATTTTATTAGATGTTTGTTTTACATCATTATTTTTACAATCAATTATTAGTTTATAATAATTATCTTCTCCACAAAATATACATGCATCTCCATAGGAATGAATAATCGCACTTTGCCTACTACGATATCGTGCCATTTGTTTTTTACTGTAATCTGAATTTTTACGATATCGTTTTTTATCTTGCTTTTTACGACATATTTTACAAATGTAATGCTTTACTTTTTTGTCATATTTATTCCAATTATAGCTGGATAAATACTCTTTACATTTAAGACAATTTTTTAGACTAAGTTTTTTCTGTGAAGTCACAGTAGTATATATATCTTCATTTCAATATGCCTGTACTAAATATTGAAGACAAAGATTTGTTTATGAAACTTAAAAAGCAACTGATGATGCTCGATCCAGTTAGCTTTTGTGAAAATCATTTAACATTAGATGGTAAGCCATTTAGGTTGAGTGGAAACGGGTATAAACCGTTTGGAGAGATATACAGATATATTGGAATCAAAGCATTAGAGCCAGATTCTAAACCAGTAATTATTGTTAAAGGTCGTCAGGTTGGCGCCACAACTATGGCCAGTGCCCTAGAAATGTATTTTATGGGTTCTGGAATTTTTGGAATAGCTGATAAGCCACCAATTCGTGTTATTCATGCGTTTCCTCAATTGGAATTAGCTGCGGCCTATTCTAAAACCAAACTAAACCAAATAATATCATCTGCTATTCCAGTTCCAGCTGATCCTAATAATAAAGCTGCAAAACAAAAGTCTTGCATGCAAGTTTTATTAGATCAATCTACTGCAACAAATGATTCTTTACATTTTAAACAATTTACTGGCGGAAACCATTTATGGGTTGAATCAGTAGGATTAGATGGAGACCGAATCATGGGTCGTACTGCTGATATTTTATTTTTTGATGAATGTTTCCCGTCTAATCAAAAAATAGCAACTAATAAAGGAAAAAAAACAATTGGCAGTTTAGTTAAAAATCATTTAAATAATAAAGATAATCCATTAATTTTATCATTTAATGAAAACACACAGTCTTTTGAATATAAAAAAATTATTAATGCATGGGAACGTGAAAAAAAAGAATTAATAAGATTATTTTTATGTGGAAAAAAAATTGACTGTACGCCTAATCATAAATTTTTAACAGAATTTGGCTGGCAAGAAGCTAAAAATATTAAGTCTGGTACATTAATAAAAACTTATCATGACACTGATAGGCATATAAGTTCGCTTAATAATGACCAATATCAAATAATATTAGGCTCATTTTTGGGAGACGGACATGTTAATAGTGAAGGGCAATCCAGATATAGATTAAAAGTTATTCATGGATCATCTCAAAAAGATTATTGTAATTGGAAAGCTAATGCATTTAACTCTAATATTAAATATATTAAAGAAAATGGCTATGCAAAAAAAGAGGCATATAGTTTTCAAACTAAATTATTCGGATTAAATAAAAAATTTCCTAAAACAAAAAATGATTGTCCTCAATGGATATTAGATGATATTGATGCAAGGGGAATAGCTATTTGGTTTATGGATGATGGTAGTATTACAAGAAAATGGAATAGCGGCATGTCTGGAACTATTTCTACATGTTCTTTTAATGAAGATAGTCAGAAAAGATTTGTTAAAAAATTCAAAGATTTAAATATTGAATGTCATTATAAAAAATATGATGGACAATTTTATTTATTATTTAATAAAAATGGATTTAATAATTTATTTAAATTAATTGAGCCATATATGCATGAAAATTTATTGTATAAAACTCATATGAAAGAAAATAATTATAAATGGAATTTTATCCAAAATAAATTTGGATGGCTTATTTTGGATAAAATTGTTAATACAAATATATCTAAAAAAGTATATGATATTGAAATTGAAAATAATCATAATTTTATATTATCACCAAATACATATGGACATAATCTTGGAGGACCAATTGCTCATAATTGTCAAAAAACGACCAGCACAGCCATTGGTAACTCTTTGAAAGTTTTAACTACTGCTAAATATGGCAGACCATCAAAAGGTGTCCAAATATATTTTGGAACACCAAGACGTAAAGGTTCTGATTTTCATAAAATGTGGCAGACATCATCTCAGCAATATTATTATTTGGGCTGTGAAAATTGTGAAAAACATTTCCCATTATATACTCCCGGCTCAGATGATTGGAAGAAAATTTGGGTCTATGGTAAAATCGTAAGATGCCCACATTGCACTCATGAGCAAGATAAGTTAGAAGCTGCTGAGCGTGGCAAATGGATTTCATTTAAAGATCCAAACGATCCAGATTGTCAAATGATTGGTTTTCATATCAATCAATTATACATGCCAATGTTTACTAGAGAAGATATTGATAATGAAATTCCTGGAAAGCATCCAATCAATACTGAACGTGTATTCATGAATGAAGTTTTAGGGGAATTTTTTCAAGGAGATTCTAGCCCAATTACTCCAGAAGAAATAAAAGAAAAATGCGCAGATGTTGGAAGAAAATTTAGTGGACGCATAACTCCAGTTATTAACTCAGCGGACCCTCAAATGGTAATATTGGGAATCGATTATGGTGCTCGTGCCGATTTAGAACAATTAGCCAATCCAGAAAAAATTAGAGCATCAGGACAATCCTATAGTACTGCTGTAGTTTTATCTGTTAAAGGCCCCAATTTATTGAGCATTGAATTTGCAACAAAGTTTAAAAGAAATGATATGGAAAGTAAAAAGGGAATTATAGATCAAATAATGAGGCAATATAGTGTTCAATTAGCGGTTGGAGATATTGGTTACTCTAATGATTTTTCGTCTCTATTACATCAAATTTACGGAGATAAGTATTTAGTATCTCGTGCTCATAATAAAGTAAATGGACACGTAAAATTTACCACAGACGCGTTTCCTAAGGAAATAGTTTTTGAAAGAGATTTTTATATTGGTGAATTATATGAACAAATGAAAAATGGAATGATTAGATTCCCATATGGTGATTATGAAAAAGTAGCCTGGCTAATTGATCATTGTTGCAGTATGGAAATAAAACCATCAACATCTAGAATTGGCGGAGATCCTGAAATACATTATGTAAAAGGTGGCACTCCAAACGACGGTTTTATGGCTTTACTTAATGCATATATTGCTTACAAATTTCTCATTACTAGAGGATTTACCAATAATAACCCTTTACTTCAGCAATCTAATTTTTCTAATCATAATAAACCTCTAGTATTAAGTGGCTTTATTCCTCGTAAATTCTGAAAATCTCTAACTACTTCAATGCTTTGATATATTATTACTTGAGTATAGTAGAGTAGATGGAAATAAATTGAGGAAATATGGCTATTAATAAAGCTCAAAAACTATGGGTAGGACCCTCTAACTCGGATCAGTATCTAGGATCTAAATCTTCTGTACCACAAGTTAGTTCACTAATGTCACGAACTGTATCAGATATTAGGCGGCAAGGTATTGCTGGTGAAGTCGAACAAGGTCTATATAGAGATGGATCTGGCCCAACTGTAAAAGAAGATGGATTTACGCTAAATGGCAGAGTAGTTTCATCTGTAGGTACTCATAAATATGCTCAAGTTGTAAGTAATTCTGGTGGAAATTTCCGTGGTGGTACAGGAGATACAGTAAAGCAAACTCCTGAAGTTTACTCTCCACTATGGTTAAATTCTAATCTTAATTTACCACGTGATAGAGCAACCATCAATGCTTGGTGCCGTAGTTTTTATGCTTTAAATCCATTTGTTCATAATGCAGTTAATCTACACAGCACGTATCCTATTAGCAAATTAAACATTAAATGTCCAAACAAAGACATCGAGAAATTCTTTAATGATATGATTGAAGAAATTGATCTTATGAATATTTGCGTGCAAATTGCGCAAGAATATTGGTTATTGGGAGAATCTTTTGTTTATGCAGAATTGGATGAAAGTCGCGGAAAATGGAGCAGATTACTAATCCAGAATCCAGATTATATGATTGTAAAGCGTACGGTAGTTGCTAATGAACCAATCATTATGTTACGTCCTGATGAAAATTTAAAGAAAATTGTTTTTTCAAATAGAACTAATGATATCGAACAGCGTAAACAGCTTAATAATCATATTATAGATTCAGTAAAGCGTGGAGAAAATATACCATTAGATAATTTCCATGTTTCACATTTAGCACGCAGAATTAGTCCTTATGAAATTAGAGGAACTGGTCTTCCAGTATGTATTTTTAGACAATTAATGTTATTTGATAAATTACGTGAATCTAAATATGCTCAAGCAGATAATATGATTAACCCATTAACATTGGTTAAAATTGGAACTGATGGTCCAGACGGATTACATCCTTCAGTTGCAGATTTAGATGCATTCAGAAACGTTTTTGAAGAAGCTCAATATGATAAAGATTTCAAAATCTTTACTCATGCTGGAGTAGCAGTAGAACGTGTTGGTTATGGACAAGGAATTTATGATATTTCTGGAGATATTACTCAAATAATTAAAGAAATATATGTTGGATTACAAGTACCACCAGTATTAATGGATGGTGGAGCTGATACTACATATGCTAATGGTGGTGTTGCTCTTGATGTATTAAGACAACGTTACATGCAATTTAGAAATATGATGTCTCAATGGTTAAAAAGAAAAATCTTTGCTCCCATTTCCAAAATTCAAGGTTTTTATGATTATTCTGGTGGAGAAAAACAATTAATTGTTCCAGATGTAGATTGGAACCATATGTCTCTATTTGATGCTGGAGATTATATTAATGGATTAGTAACTTTAACTCAAGGTGAAGATGCAGCTAAAAGAGCTTCATTACATACATTATATAGATCTTTAGGATTGGAATTTGAAGATGAAATTCGTAAAATGAGAAAAGAGGCAATTCAATTAGCTATTAATAAAAAAGAGAAAGTGGCTCTTGATGCTATGGATTTGAACTCTTTGCGTGCACTAGATGAAGAAGATGAAATTCCAGAAATGGAAACTAAACCAGGTGAAACTGGTGCTATGCCGCCTCTTCCAGGAGAAAGCCCTGGCGGTAGTGCCCCACCAAGCCCAGGAGGATTACCTGGCCTAGACCTTGGTGGATTGCCTCCAATCCCACCAGGACCTTCAGGTGGCACACCTCCATCCCCTCCACCACCTTCTGGTAGCCCTCTACCTAGTGGTGGACCTCTAGCTTAAGGATAAATACCCAATAACTTATGTATAATTTAGTATTTGTTTACTGATTTTATATACATAAAGGGTTTATCATGCAGAAAACTGCTCAAAAAAGAAGCATTCTCAATAAGTTAAGAGAGATGACAAATGTCAGTGGCCAAGCTGCTGAAAAATTCTTCAATCCACAGTTTAAGGCTGTAATGGAAAGTTTGCGAGCTAAGGACGATCAAATACGTTCTTTAGTGGCAGGTGCCCCCATTGGTGATGGAGATCCAGGTTCGGATCCTGTTGCATTGAAAGATCTTTTAAAGTCTGCTAAGTCTAATCTAAATAGACGAGAGTATATGGTTGCAGTTGCTGAATTAGGAAGATTTCATAAAAGATTTTCCGATATCCATAGGGAGCTTGATAAACTAAAATTTGATATTGATGCTGTTCATCATCAATTTTTATTTGGTACTGAAGATGAGCCAATTTTAAATGACGAACAAAAAAAACATCTTCATGATTTGAAAAGTAGATTTGCTCGTACTCAAAGAATGGAGCTAATTAAAGAAGCCGGTATTATGGATTTTTTCTATAATATTGGAACGAGACGAGGCCGTGCCCTTTCTGCTTGGGAAAAGCGTTATCCAAAAGAAACTGCTCGTCTAAAAAAAGATACAACAACAATGTTGGTAAAATCTGAAGCTGCTTTATCGCAAATTTTATCTACATTGAAAGAAATGGCATCTGCTCGTTCTGTTAGAAATCCAGAACAATATACTAAGTTCGCAGAAAAAATTACCAAGAGTTATCAATCATACGATGGTTCTTTTAAGGAATATTACAATACTAACATCAAGGGATGGTTAGATAAAGTAGAATTAGTTGCTCCAACTGAACCAATTAGTGAAAAAGAGTCTGATGAAATTGCTACTCAAAAAATTCCAGTAGGAGACGTTCCTTCTACTGAAAAAGACAATTTCAACATACCAATGTTATTTGGTCCTGATAAAAGCACTGAAGTATCAAGAGTACCTTCACAAGTAGATACTGATAGAGAATCTATGCCTCCTACTATGGATGCTCCTTCTTCTAAAGAACTTCCATATGCAGCTACAATGCCATCTCCTGGAATGCAGGTTAATACTCCAAGAATACCACCAGCAGCATCAGTTCCAACTATACCATCCCCACCTCCAGCAATGTCTGGACCGATGAGTACGCAGCCATCTTCTGCTGCACCTAGTACTATTCCTTCTCCACCGCCAGCAATGTCAGAGCCAGGACAATTAAAAAGTGATCAATTAGCAAAGGAATTTGGATGGAACACTGCTCATACAAAATTCCTTTCATCTTTAGAATCATTATCTAATGAAAGTCCTTTTTTATTAGCCTCTTATATTGCTAAATATGCTCGTAGCATTCAATCTTATGATACTGCTACTGCAATTAAACTTCTAAAAATTGCTAAGAATATTAGGGGTTAATCATGCCTAATCTGGGACCGAATTTTTACCAAAAGTTAGTGCGAATCTCTTCTGAAGTAGGTATGAAACCAGAAGATTTGATTGCTGTTATGGTTTCAGAATCTGGAATGAATCCAGCTGCTGTTGAAAAACAGTATAAAGGTTCTGGACTAATTGGATTTATGCCAGATACTTTAAAGGGTTTAGGATTTAAAGGAACCTGGGAAGATTTCATTAAATTATCTGGTGAGCAACAATTAGATTATGTTGAAGCTTTTATTAAAAACAAAGGGCAAAAATTTAATTCAGCTCCACAATATTATGTTGCTAATTTTTGGCCCGCAGCTTTAAAACTTCCAGGAATAAAAGCGGAAGATCCTAACACAGCATTCATTGAATCCAATCCACAAGTTGTAACAGAACCTAAAACTGGTAGGAAATGGAGCAAGAAATATTATGATGTTGGAATTAAAATTGATCCTACTTTTGAACATAGCGCATATAAAGCAAATCCTTTATTTGACAAAAATAAAAGGGGAGCCATTACATATGGTGATATGATTGAAAGAGTAAATGATATTAAAAAACAATCATCATATAAAAATATAATAGCATCATTAACCAAATCTACTGGATATCAGCCTGGTAAGGAAAATACTATGGTTGTACACAAAGATGATCTTATAAAAAGATATATGAATAAATATAAAGATCAAGATCAAGGAATTGATTCTTATCAACAAGTTGGTAATCAATCACAATTAAATAATACTTTGAATAAGTATTTGCAAGAAATTGCAGCATCTGATAAGTCAAATAAAAAGTTATACAAAAAGTTTTTACCACTTAATCATTTAGTAATTAATGTTACAGCATCTGAATTTGTAGATGCTGTAGAATTTTCTCGTATTTTATGTGCCGCATTAGATGAAGAATTGATGGCAGAAGCATTTACACATACTAATGGCAATATAATAGATGTTGAATGTTCAATTTCAGGCCCAGAGCATGAATGTTTTAAAACAGTAAAACAATTAACTGAATCATTATCTGAAGTGTTTAAGAATTCAACTATTAAAATTGGTGGAATTGATGTAAAAACTAAATTCTTTATGAATAAAAAGTCATCTTATCAGCAAATGGATGCTAAAACTGCTAACGCTCAACACAGGAAGTTCCTGATTAAATTTATCTAAAGGAAAAAATGGTAACCGAGAAATTTGTTTTAGATGTCATACAGGACTCCAATAAAGATAGAACGAAAACTTTTGCAGAATTTATTGCAACAGTTTTCAAAGATAAATTCGTTGAAATATATCTAGGTGATGCGTATGAAGATGTTAGTTTAGAGCAAACTTCAACTGCATATCCTGCTGTTTTTTGTGGCAAAGTAATTGCTGCATATAGAGAGTGCTTAATTATTAATTCTGTTTATGTAAATTCTCGCGCTAAAACAATTCAGATAGGAAATCTTATGTTTATTAGCGAAAGAGCGATTAGAGGACTTAATGAAATCGATGGTAATGGTATTATTGAAGATATGTTTATGAGAAGTAAAGAATCTTTAGAGATTAAAAAAAACTTTGTTGATAATTCCGAAAATACTTCAGTCCAATATACTCGAAAAAAATAATGAATCATGTCAGATACAAACCACATACTAAAATTAGCTCACAACTATGAAAAAAGTTGTTTAGAAAGTTTGGATAAACTTGCTCGCATTAAAAAATTGCCGAGCGGTAAGTATCGTGTATTATCTGAAAATGGAAAAAATTTAGGAACTTCTGAAACTAAAGAAGAAGCTGAAAAAAGATTAAAGCAAGTAGAATATTTCAAGCATAATGATAAAAATAGTTCTGAAGATGAACAAGAAGAAAAAGTAATAGATTTAATGAAAGCTACTGATTTTTCTTATTCTGCTATTATGCGAGAAATGAGACAAAAAGCAACTAAAGAGCAAGTAAGAGAATTTTTAATTTTATTCAAGAGAGAGTTTGATAAAGCAACAAAAGATAAACTTCAAAAACCAGAAAAATTAGCTTTGCAAAACTCTCTTATCAAATTTAATAAGAGGCATAAAATCAAGGTAAAGAAAAAACTTGTTAAAAATGCAGCTATTAGTGAATTAGGTGATGCTAATCAAGTTGGACAATATTTAGCAAATATTGTTAGATTTACTATTAACAGAATTCCATTAGAAAAAAGACAATCAGTAATTAGCAATTTGAAAAATAAATTTTATTCTTTTAATGCTGATGAAATAGCTCAGAAACAATTACCACCTACTTCTAGTATAGGTCAATCTATTACTTTCGTTAAACATGTATTATTTAATCACGATCCAATATATATTCGTGAAGTACTTAATAGTTTAGTGAGTCATTTATAATGATACAAAGATTTAGAAAAGTAACTAATGGACTTTATAGAGGTAGTGCTCCAACACCTCAAGATGTTGTTATGTTAAAAAACAATCTTGGAATAAACAAGATAGTTAGTTTAGATGAGCGAGCTGGTTTAAGAATTGAAAGAACTGCTAAATTATTAGATATTAAACAAGTTATATTGCCAATACATTTTCATGATGTTAAAAAATCATTACTTAATATTCTAAGTCATAATCTAAAAGAACTTTTTTTAGAGGGCGGGCCTACTTTTATACATTGTGAGGCCGGTAAAGATAGAACTGGTTTAGCGGTAGCTTTAGTGCAATGTAAATATCTTGGTAAAAATCCAGAAGACGCAATAGAAGAAGCCAAATCTTTAGGTTTTGGTTTGGGAATTGATCATAAATCAATTACTTTATTTGAAAAACTAATAATAGGGTGTAAACCTGCTAAAGATGAAAATAATGCTGATATAGTTTCAAACGAAAGAGAATATATTGGAGATAATCGAGATTCATTTTTAGATGAAGGTCACCAGGGTTCTTTTGCACCATATTTAAGTGTTACAAAGCAAAATCCCATGGATGCAGTATATAATTTTGTTATGGATCAATCTCCTACTAGAGAAAATTATCAAAGTTACAAGTCAATAAAAGAGCATAATCCTCAAGAAGAGGATACGGTTCCTCAAGTTGGTGTATATGATAATGATGCGGGTGGAAGAGGTTTTGGCCCAGCAGAAAATAATGGTGGATTTATTTATGATTAAGAAAGCATATGCTGTTCAAATGACTTATGACGTATCTGATGAGGAAAAGAATCAGGCCGAAAAAGCCTTATTATTTTTTGTTCATACTGATAAGATTTTGACAATGGCATCTGATCATTTAAATATAATGAAAACTCCTTTCAAAGATAGCCCAGAAATGAGTCCTAATGAAGTTATGAAAGCTCGTGCAGCTATTAGAAGATTTAGAGATAAAGTTGTTGATAATTTCAATGATTTTAAACGCTCTGCTTTTAATTGTGTTAATATAATGCAGATATTTTCAACTGACACCCAAACTTTAAAGCTAATGAAATCATTTATTTCATCTATAGATGAACTAGAAGTAAAGGTTAATAGATTTGTTGATATTTTTTCTGATTTAGAATCAAAATCTTTCGCTCAAGATGTAGTTAAATTAATTGAAAATATTCAGGCACAATGCGATGATATCCATGAAATAATTGATGATAGAATAAAAACTCATATACAAACTAATATATTGGCAACTAGTTGGGTAGATAACGTTAGCACTGATTTACAGATGCAGATTGAACGAAAAACCCCACTAATTATAGATCTTTTTAATAAAAGACAAGACGAGCTTAATGAAGCTTTGAAGGAGAGAACTTTACAACCAGGTAACTAAATTAGGTAATTATGATGGTAATATTCAGATATATGATTGAAATTACTGTCTGCAATGGCAATAATACATTATAATTTAGTAACTATTGTAATTCTTCTCATTGGAGAATAAATGTTTATAAAACACGGTGATGGAAAAATATTATCAGTTGTTGAGACTGAAGAGATGACTGAAGAGCAGAAGAAAACTGCTAGTGATCTTGCTAAGAGAACAGTTAAAACAGCCATTGATACTGATACTTCTTCACAAAAGAAGTCAGAGGAATAATTCATGACATTTATCAAACTAGGTGAAACACAAGAAATCAAATTAGAGAGTATGGAATCTTGTCTTCCTTCTGTTAGTCCAGAAATTTTAGATAACTTTCGTAAGTTCGCAGCAAATTTGAAAAAGATTGCCCCTAAAGCGGAAGATTTTCTTTATTTTTCTGCTGTTATGATGCATGCAGCTGAAGCTGCCGGAATTAATGATGACGGCACTCCAAAACTTACTTTACGTGGAGAAAATGTTCAAGTAGGTTGGGATAAAAGAGGCGGAACCTGGCGCTGGACAACCAATGACCCCGGAATTAAACCATATAAGAATTCTAATGGAGATATTTTTCCAGAAGAAGAATTAGTAAAAGCTTATAAGAAGTGGGTCGGAAAACCTCTTTGCATTGATCATAAATCAAGTTCAGTAGATCATGTAAGAGGTTTTATAGTTGATACTTATTATGATCGTAATCTAAAAAGAGTAATTGCATTATGTGCTTTAGATAAAGCTGGATATCCTCAGCTTGCAAGACAAGTTGCTACAGGAGTTTCTAACTGTGTGTCCATGGGTACCGCTGTTGGTAAAGCTATCTGCACTGAAGAAGGTTGTCATCGTGTGGCTCGTACAGAAACTGATTTCTGTGACCACATGAAACGTAAGACATGCTACGGTGAAATTAACGTTGATTTAAACCCACTCGAATTATCTATTGTTGTAAATGGTGCTGATCCAAAAGCAAATATTAAACACATTATTGCTGCTGCTAATACATTAAATACTTATGTTGAAAATAAACAAAAAGAATTAAACAAATTAGCAGATTTATCTTTTACAGCAACACTTACAGTTACTGACCCTCAAGGTAAAGAGGGCGTCGGCAACACACAATTTACAATTAACGCAACTGATTTAGAAAAATTCAAGTCAGACGTTGATGACGCTTTTCAGAAATTAAGTGAGATTAATAACTCTGCTAAAATTTCTGAAAAAGATACTAATCATTTGGCATCAGATCAATTGGTGGATACTCCACCTGCTGATTCTGGATTGGCACCCCCACATGCAAGATATGCATCTGTTGAAGTAGGGGCAGACTCCATAGCTGAGCTTCGAGATGTTACAAAATCTATCGAAACTAAGCTGGCCTTAATGAAGCAAAGCTTGGACAAGTTAGCAAATACTTCTACAAACACACAAGAGGAAAATATGTCAGATTCAAATATCAAACAAGGTTATTACCAAGGTGCAGGTGGCGTTAATGAGCCTACTCCAGGTCAAGCAAAGTATCCTAAAGATCCTCTTCAAGAGCATCTTCGTGAAAAAGAGGATAAGCACATGAATGGTCAATCACCATTTCCAGGTGTTGGTCCAGTAGATGGTATGCATCCATCTCCAGATTCTGCGGAACAATCTAATGAATTAGAGCGTAAAAAAATGCTTGCCCGAGCTGAATCTGAAGAGAGAGCACAAAGACGCCAAGCAATTGTTAATCTTGCTAAAGCAGCTCTTGAAAATAAGACAGCTTATTTCCAAGGTGGTGGTGGTGTTAATGAACCCGCCAAGCCAGGTACTCAAAAGTATCCAGTTGATAAATTAGAATATGTTCTTCGTGAAAAAGAGGATAAGCACATGAATGGTCAAAAGCCATTTCCAGGTGTTGGCGCAGTTGATGGACTTCATCCATCTCCAAGCTCATCAGATACTTCTGATGAATTAAAGCGTAAAGAAATGTTACGTAGAGCATCTGCTCTTAGTGCTAAGTTCGCTTATGCAACTAATGAAGATGGTACGCGTAATTTTGGAGATTGCGCTTGGGAAGTTTATCGTGGCGATAAGTTAATTCTAGCAGCATCTGTTGCAGATTTGGCTGGTGGTCAAGTCGGTAAACTATATAAAGATATTGCTACTAAAGAATTTGGAGCAAACTTACTTGAAAAAGTAAAAGCCCACGGTGTTGATAAAGTTCGTTCACTTGTAAAGAGTGCTCAAGCTGCTCCACCACCAGATGCAGGCGCCCCATCTCCAGTAGATTCTTCTGCCCAACCTCCACAAGCAGATTCTTCTGCTCCAGTTGGTAATCCAGCAGTTGAAGATACTGGTAAATCAGGTGATCCAAAAGAAGCCTTCGTTGAAATGTCAGAGAAAGTTAGAGATTTAGGCTCAGACCTAGTAGAAGCTGCAAGAGCTTTAACTGGTGAACAAGCTGAAATGGGCGAGATGGAAGGCGCCCCTGTCGGTGCTCCAGCTCCAGAAATGGGCGCAGCTGCTTCCTTTAGTACTAACACTCTTAATAGCTTAAGAAAACAACTTAATGGTGCATTAACTGATGCAATCAAAGAAGCAGTAGCTAATTTGAATGATCATGCACAAGAGCTTGATATGATTGCCGGTCTTTATGATAAGGGTGCAGTAACAAGTGGAAATCAAGAGTTTGTTGGAAATATTGCTAGTGACGCACTCAATGAAGCTAAGTCTGCCGTTGCAGATGGATTCAAATTGATGACCGCTTTTGTTAAGTATGCCCGTGGTACTAATGCAATCGTTAAGCGTGCAGCAATTGAAGCAGAACTTGAGGCATTAGCTGAGGGAGAAACTATGACAAGCGAACAAGAAGCTAACAATGGCGATGACTTGATGGCCATGATCTCTGACACCAACTCTGATTTGGATGATGTCAGAAGCTTAATGGCAGATGATAATGACCATGCTGGAGCAGAACCACACAGTGAGCTACTTGAAATGCTTAGTGAAGAAGATGGATTACCAGCTGATGACGCAAATGAAGTTGATGTTGCGTTGAAGCCAGGACAAGAACTACCAAAGGGTCTTCCACAAGATGCACATGTATCTGTTGCAGGATTTGATACTAAGGCAGAGCGTGCTACCATGAGAGCTAAATTAGCTGCTGATGCATTGGGCAAGCAAGAAGATGGAGAAATCCAAGATATGTCTCATGCTAAGTTCAGTGATATGTTACAAGAAGCCGATTATTTAGCTGATGGTCAAACTGAACTTGATACTAAGCCATCTGATAATCTAGGAAAAGTAGAAACTCTTCCAGAAATTAATAAGGCCATGATGGATCTTGCAAAAGCTCCACCAAAGGTTCGCAAAGAAGCTGAAGCAATTCATAAGTTAATTTCTGAAGGATCACTTAACCCAGCTGATTTAGACGCTCTAGTAGCAGAAGGTCTAGACAAGGATGCAGTTGCCTATTACAAGAAATATTGGGCACAAGCTGATGGTGGATCTGAATTTGCAAGTGAATTAGTCAAAGAACACGTTAAGTCACAACTTGAAACTGAACTTAATGGTTATAGAGTAAAATTAGCTAGAGCATATGAATTAGCATATGATATGGTTGACCGTGGATTATGCTCTTCAGATAGAATTCACGTTACTGCTCAAGTAGACGAAATTATGAAGTTTAATGATGAATCTTTTGAGTCTCTTAAGAGAGTAGTCGCAAGACACGAACCAGTATTACGTAAGTCTGCTGGTCGTTTACCACAAGTTGGTGTAATTGGCTCTGGTGAAATCAATACTACAACTGCATCCGCAGATGATGATTGGTCTCAATTGTCCGCAGCATTTGCTAAGACTTCCAAGAGAATGTTCTAAGCAATCAAACAAACTGAATAGAGGATATTATGTCTAATAAAAGCGTATCAGATTTTGTCGCTGCCGCAATGGATGCAGCATTAAAAAGCCAAGAGTATAAGACTTTGTTTAATACTCAATACAAATTCGCATCAGATGAAAATGATGTAAAGGGTTGTTCAAAATGTGGCAGTGGTTCATGTTCATGCGGGGATTCCAGCATGGCAGATGATCAAGATGCCAAGAAAAAGAAGGACTCTTCCGACTCTGCAAGTGCATGGGATGATAATGATGTCCGTAAAAAGAAGGATGAATCTTCTTCTTCTAGCAGCGACTCTTCCAGCGCAGATGATAATGATGCAAAAAAGAAGATGCCACCTTGGTTAAAGGATAAGTCAGATTCTTCTAGTGCAGATGATGCTGATGTAAGAGTAGAAGCTGCATTTGATATGGCAATTGACAGTTTACTTACTGCATCTGCCGCTCTTGATTCTGTTGGTATGGAAAAATCCGCATCATTCAGTTTGAAACTTGCCTCTTTAGTTGTTGAAGCTAAGAAAAAAGACAAGGAATCTAAGAAGAGCAGCAAATCAGACAGCAATGATGCCAAAGATAAGGCAAAAGCCAAGGCTGCAAAAGAAAAAGAAGAAGCTGCTAAGAAGAAAGCTAAAGAAAAAGAGAAGCACGACACTCAAATGGCTAAAGATAAGGCTGCAAAAGAAAAAGAGAAGGCAAAAGCCCAAGCTGAAAAAGAAAAAGCAGCTAAAGAAAAAGAAAAGGCAAAAGCTAAAGCATCTTCTTCTAAGAAGTAATTACGAGGCCAATAATGTTTAAAAATAGTAGCTTTGAGGAAGAAATCTATCGTTCAATGGAAAAACAACTTGTATCAAATCAAGTTGAAAACAAACATGGATTCAAAAGAATTGCTCAAGCTGCTGAATATCTAAATGCCGCTGCTGAAATTTTTGATCAGGCAGGCATGTCTGAACAGGCCAAAGAAATAACTGAAGTCTTGCACGGATTAGCACAAGAGCTATCCGGCAAGACTTCTTAATTTGAGGAATGATGATTAAAAAAAGCATTTTTGAAGATGAATTAATTCGTGGCATGCAATTAGAATTGCAAGCGCATGATAAAAAACAAGGTATGCAAAATCTTGTTAAGGCAGCTGAATATCTTCAGTCAGCTTTAGAGATCTTTGAAGAAGCTGGTCTTAATTCAAAAGCAGACCAAGTGTTAAACATACTTGAAAAAATTGCTTTAGATTCTAATAATAGTAAGGGTGGCCCTCATACTGTTAATGATAGTCATACTAATGGATTAACTCCAGACAAAATGACAAAAAATCTTCAACAACATGGTACCGTATTTAATATGGCAGATGACAATAAATCAGATGATTTATTGAATGCTGAAGTTAAAGAACAACCAATTGAAGTTTCAGACGATCCTAATAAGACATTTGAAGATAGTGATTAATAATTTTATACAATATTGCTAGCAATAACAAATCGTTATATTTAGTTGAATTTCGTCCTATAAAAAGATATATAGTATAGCGAGACGAAATAGATGCTAAGGATAGATAATGAAGAATTGCTACTACAATATAAATTTTAATAATGGCGGTGAATTATGTTAAGACTTGTTCAAGTCGGGAATAGCCTTCCTGCCAGTTTTATAGTTAATCCGTCCTGTGAATTTCAACCCGGTCAAATAGCAGAATTAACAGTTATTGGCAACCAAGTAATGGCCACTGTTAGTAATGGAACTGCTCCTATTGGTGTTATTGACGATATTAAAACTAAAGCTTTTACCAACGTATCTTGGAATGAGGTTGTTATCGTTCCTGCTGTTGGTGTTCCTGGTCAGAACAATACTTTAATAACTCCAATCGACATCAAAGCAGAGCTTAGAAAACCAAATGTTATTCCTTCTAGTTTTAATTCCAATGTCAATGTAGTGTTAAATCCAGTAAATGGAATAATAACATTTTTAGCAGGAACTCAATTAAATTTTGATTTGACTGGTACTGGAACACCAAATGCAATTAGAGCTATTGTAAATTATACTTATCAAGTACCTAATATTCCAGGTGATGATAGTACTCAAGGTTCTGGTCGAGTAACTGTTTGGTTTAATAGAATATTTTTTCAAACTGACCAATATGAAACTAATCAACAATATCCTGTTAGAGCTAATTTATATGTTAGTGAAATGGGTTTTTTGACGACTAGAAGGCCAAGTAATATTCATCCTGCTGTAGCCATGGTGACTGCTCCTCCTACCCCAATGAACCCAATGATAGAAATTTTGTGGTTTTAATTTCAGAAAATGCTTAAAAACAGCCCATTCGTTGTTATATAGTATTTTGGAGGTCAATTATGGCACAAAATACGCAAAGACTATGGGCGCTTTATAGGATAACGAATTTAATAAATAACAAAGTTTATATTGGGCAGACAGTTCAACCTAGTAAGAGATGGAATCAACATAGAAATGACTCTGCTAAACCAAAATATCCGATTCATTATTCTATTAATAAGCATGGCGCTCATAATTTTGAGTTTGAAGTAATTGCTTATTGTAAATCACAAGATGATGCTAATTGGATAGAAGAAGAGTTGATTAAACAATATGATAGTTTAGTGAAAAATGGTAAAGGGTATAATATTTCATTGGGTGGCTTGGCTGCCCCAAAATCTGATGAATGGATTCAAGCTATGAAAAATTGGCATGCATCATTATCTACAGAAGAGAGGGCTGAAATAAGTAGAAAACAATCTGAAGCGACTTTAAAGCAAATTGAAAAAAAAGGTCATCCAGCAGCTGGTCGTATTGTTACCGAAGGAGAAAAAGAATTACATCGTAAAGCTAGATTAGATAATCCACTTGAATACACTGATGAATTGCGACAAAAAATGTCAGAAGCTCATATTGGCAATAAGGACTCTGACGAGACCAAGCAAAGGAAGTCCGAGCGAGCCAAAGAGGCTTGGACGAAGCGAATTTCTTACGATGGAATTAAGTGTCAAGCGCCTGGATGCGATGTTGAGGGCAAGCATAAGTATAAATTGATTAATAATGTTAGATATTGCAACAAGCATGGTCTTCGAATGTTGCGATACGGTCGGTTAGACTTAGCAAATCATTAAATAGCTGCATATTCTTTTATTTAGTGTATAAGCTTTCTATAATTTGGCATACTTATAGAATAACTCTATTATTGGGGCACATATGACTTTTAAGCACGTAAAATTTGAGGAATCTGTGGTAATGCGTTCCTTGGAAAAATTAGCCAAAGAAAAAGGGCTAGTTAAACAAGATCCAATTACCAAATCAGCTTCTAAAACTGTTGATTTATCTCCCTCTACTAATTTGATGGAGAATGTTCTTAATTTATGTGCAGGATTAAGACAATCAGGTTTTCATAAAGAGGCGTCTGAAGTTGAAGAGAAATTCGTTGCTTTTAAACAAGCTCAAACTCTTTATGAAACTTCTACTGAAAAGGGAGAAGATGTAATTGATGCTGCTCACTCAAAAGGAAGCCATCATTTAGAAGGTGTGGATAGTGATGAAGCTGTTGTGGAAACTATTTTAGATAATCATTTGAAAAGTTTGAAAATGATCGAAAAAGTTCCAACTGGCAAACTTGCATCATCTAGAGATATTTTACACGCAGTTAAAGTTGTTTTAGCTCAAGCAGATCCTGAAGCTACTAAGCAAGGAAAAGCTGCAATGGTAAAAGCTCTTGAGACTCTTAAAAAAGGAATGGATGCTTTTCTCAATACTTTCTATGGTAAAGCATTAGAAGAATTTAAGCCTAATTTAGAATTAGCTAAAAAAGAAATTGATGAAAAATTAGCAACTCTTGGAAGTATTCCAGATAATGGTACATTTCCAACTCAATTAATGAACGAATTATCTAATCAATTTTATCAAGCTAAAAAATGGAATGATGAAACTCGTGCTAGATACAGCGGTGAAGTTGATTCTGCTTGGTTGAGAAAATTTAATTACGCATCATCTCTTGTTGGCATGGCTGTATCCACTTCTTGGGGAGCTGCTAAAGCTATCAATGAGGGCGATTTAACCGGACTTAAATTTCACACATCACATGTGTCTGCCGATGAAGTTACCAATGTTATTAACATCAATTTAGTTAGACCATTACAAGGATTAGTTCAAAAAATAGAAGAAATGGATTATGCAGGTCGCAGCTCTAAATTACCAGCAGATAAAAAAGCTAAAACTGATGCAGTAGTTAATGAAGTTGCTCCAGCATTAAAATCCGCACAAGATGCAGTTAATAATGTTGCAAATGCAAGTGATTCTAGTTTAAGAATCATTAATCTTGCTAAAATCTCTTCCTTATTTGCAGCGCCATTAGATACAATAGGCGGAAAACCACTATTTGCAGTTAATTCTATAGATCAATTAAGACAAAAATGCGCAGTTGCAGTTGCTGCTTATAGTAGAGATTTAGATACTATCAAATCTTGGCTTGATGTAGCTAGTAAAGGTACCTAAAGGATATTATGACTAATAAGAATTTGAAAAGCATTGTACAGCAAATTCAAAAAATTGCTATCACTAGTTTAAATGATAGTGCCGCCCCGGCTCCAGTTAGAACGGGCCCTGGTAATTTGGGAAATGCGCCTATAACCACCACAGATGGTGTTGGAACTCGATACCCATCAAGTGCATTACCTATGTCTCCGGTAGTTAAACAATTACAAGAAGCCATTCTTAAATTTGCTGATGTTGCTTCTGCTACTGATGTAACTTCTATGCAAGGAAATAAAGAAGGAAAGCAAGAAGGCGAACAATCTCGTCAGATACCAGTATCTAATGATAATAAAACTCCAGGATATTCATCTTTTGAAGAAGGTGTTGGTTTAAATCAATCTACCAAAAATGATAAAAATTATCTGGGTAGTTCTGATGCATTTGGAAATTTTCTTGTTCAAAATTATGTTCCAAAAGATAGTTTTATTGGTAAACAATACTTGAATACAGATGTTGCAGGGCAACCTAATAGACAATCAGCATCTATGAATCCAACTAATTTACGTGGCATTATAGATACTATAAAAAGAGTTGGCTCATTAAATGCTAAAGGTGAAAAATCTGTTGATGGATTATGGCAAACAAGAACTAACAATGCTTTACATGTTATTGCAGATTTAGTTTCTGTAATGTTGTCATTTACTAATGATATGGGGTTAAAAGTTCAGGGAAATATTCAAAATAATCTAAATTATTTTAAAAGCTTAGTTCCAAAATCTTATAATGATATGAAATCAACTCAAGAAGTAAATGAGAGAGCTGAAAAATTAATACCACATATAAATGCTATGACTAAATTTTTTGAAAACATTAACTCTCAAGTTTTCAATAACAAAGACTTAAGAAAATATATTGATCAAAAAACGCCTTTCGCACAGTATCCAAAGAGTATTCAAGTTCCAGATAGTATGAAAGCTATGGCTATACCAGGTGTAAAATTTGATTGGATTCAGAATCCAGCTCAAAATTGGATTTCATTACATGAGTTATCCAGTTTAGATAATTTTAAAAGATTCATGCAACGTTTGCAATATCCAGAAACACCAGAAATGATCAAAAAAATTCTTGATTTAGTTTCTGAAAAGTTAAATCAGAGTGAAATATTTAAGAGTAGAACTTAAGGAGTAATTAATGTCATTCATTTATCAAGATCAAGACTTAATACATCAATTACTTAAAATGAGTCAAACTCAACAGCCAGATCCAAAGCAATTTATGGATTTAGCAAAAGAGTTGGTTAAAAATTTACAAACAGAATTTTCTGGAGGCATGACATTTACATCTGAAAAAGATAATGCCGACTTAAGTCAAGCGCATTTAGTTAATGTAAATGAATTGCTTTACTTTCTTAATTTCAATCAAATAAAAGCTAATGGAAAAAGTTTAGTCCTAAGAGCGCAAAATTTTGATTTAAAACAATTGGGTGATGACGCTAATTTATATACTCAATTTCCTGCCCAAGGTGAAGCTCAATATTACGTTTATAGAAAAGCTTTGGAGGCATATTTACAGGATTTAAAGACTAAATCTAAAGATAATCCTATTTTTTCCGCAACTATTAATAAACTATCAACTGCTATTAATACAGAGCTACCATATACAGCACCTAAACCAGAAGCTGCTGGTAATTCAAATGAACAATCTATAGAATCTGGACAACAAGGAACAGATGGCGGACCTGGAAAACCTGGAACATCAGGAACAGGAACAGGAACAGGAACAGAATCAGGATCAGGATCAGGATCAGGAACAGGATCAGTATCAGGAACAGGAACAGGATCAGGATCAGGATCAGGATCAGGAACAGGATCAGTATCAGGAACAGGAACAGGATCAGGAACAGGAACAGGAACAGGATCAGCAACTACAAGTAAAGTGCGTGCAGAATCATTGCAAAATATGGTTAATGTATTGCCACTTAATCCTAATGATGTAGATTTTAATAGAATAAGAGAGTTCTTCAATTATTTTAGAACTATTTTGCAAAACTCTCAATATGCAGGTGCAGCTGAAATATCAAAAAATATGAATGATACCGAATTTTATATTACTGAAGTTCAGAAAATGACTCGTACAGGCGCATCACAAATTAATTTATATGAAGATCCTATTGGCATAGGAAATCTATTAAAACCACCAGTTACAACAATCTATAAACCATTTTTAAATAGTTTAGAATATATAGTTGAAAATACTGGAAGAGTAATAAATGCATTTTATGCAATGTATAGAACTCAATTAAGTGAAAATAAGAACAATCGCTCATTAATTGAAGCCCAAGCAACAGGAAGCAATTCATATCTTGTAAGAAATAAAGAAAGCATTCAAGCACTAATAAATAGATACAATGAAGTTGTAAAATTCAAATGAAATTAAATAATAGTGAAATAAATTTCTATGTTGACACTTTAATAGTTGAGGCACTATTAGCTGATACTAATTTGTCAAAAACTGCTCAAGCTGGAACTACTGTTTCTGAAATAACTAATAAAGTTAAAGATTATTTTGGAAATCAAATCGATCCTAATGATAGAGCGGGAAGTTTATTAACTATGTTAGCTCCAGGTGGACTATCATTAGCTTTCAAAGCTATGGGATTTGGTTGGTTAGGATTATTATTTGCATTACTTGTTAGAGTATTTCACATTGATGTCGGTGCAATATTAAAATCAATATATAATAAACTTAAAGGTACATTAAGTAACGATAAAAAAGTAACTTCAGCAGAAATAGATGCTATAGTTAGTGGCTCAGTTCAAGAACAAGTAAAACCATCTACAGAAGAAGAAGTTGAAGAATCTAAAGATTTATTAGAGAGTAAAAATAGTCCAATTGAATTATTAAGAGATGCTAGAATGTTAAAATTAGCTATGATTGAATTTGATAAAAATCAATTCAATAAAGTGGCATCAATATCTTCTTATTTATTTAATCTTTTTAACTCTAGAAAATCAGAAAAGGTATCTGTTTTATCTCGTTTATTAAGTTGGATTTTCAAAATTGCTATTGCTTCAGCCGGATTAATGGTTGCAGGAGATGTCATCAATAAGTATTTAGGTCGCCCAAATGCTTTAGATGGCTCTATGCAAAAAGGAAAAGTAGTTACAGCCCCTGTAATGTCAGTATCTACTCAAACAAAGTTTAAAATTCAACCAAACTATCGTGATGTTGCACAAAATTCTGGCGATACTATTTGGGATGAAGATATTTCAAATAATAAATCATCTATTGAATCAATGCTACTTAATTTTACAAAACAAGTTTATCAAGGATTAGATGGTTTAGATTCTATCATAATGTCAACTCCAGGATTTCAAGTAATCGCTGACAAGATAGCTTTCTATAATCATGAATCTGAAGGTGGTAATAAGGTTTACATTCCAAAATACTTTACTTCTAAACAACAAATTGTTGATATGTTTATCGATGATGTAGCAGAAAAAGCAAAGTAATTAGGTGCATAGCTTGACATATAATTACAATTTCCCCATGGTGAGAATATAATGAGAAAAAGTGAAATTTTTGATA